AATTATATATAATATATTTGATATTTTATATAATTAATTATATATTTGCACTCGAATTACACTGCTAAAGCGTAATTATGAGAAATAAAAAGGGTTTAACCGCCCTATAAAGGAAACAACGACGAGAAAACGCTTTAGCAGGTCAAATACTCAAAGTTGTTTCCTTTTTTATTACAAACAACAAATATACCAATTATTAAAGAACTATAAAATAAAACTTAAAAAAAATTAAAAAACTTACGATATGACACAGCAAACAGTATATAACATTGGACAAACAGACCTTGACCGTTTTTTACAGCAGGCAAGCGAAAAACTGATAACAGACAGATATTCGGCGCGTGAGGTAACAACGCCGACAGTAGCAGAGATATTGGGCGTGAGCGAGCGGACGGTTAACGCTCGTGTCCGTACAGGGAAATTGAAACCTTTAAATCCGGGTAGTTCAAAGTACCGTTTCAGATTGTCGGATATAATGCAACTAACCCTTAATTAAATAAACCTAAATATATGGATACAAACATTCAAATTTTCAAAAATGACCGATTTGGCGAAGTGCGAGTAACCGAATTGAATGACGAGCCAATGTTTGCAGCTAAAGATGTTGCAAAAGCATTAGGTTATAGTGATAACACAAATGTATCAACAGCTACCTCTTTTATTCCTGATGAATGGAAGGGGGTTTTTCCAATAAACACCCCCTATGGAAATCAGGAAATTATGTTTGTTACTGAAAAAGGCTTATATTTTTGGCTCGGACGATGCGATAAGCCCAACGCTTTACCATATCAAAAATGGTTAGCATCAGATGTTCTCCCCTCAATCCGTAAGCATGGCGGCTACCATATCCACCAAAAACCACTCACACAAATAGAGATACTAGTACAATCTGCTCAGTTATTAGCCGAGCAAGAAAAGAGGCTAAGTAGCATAGAGAACAGTGTTGATGTTATTTTACAGCGTCAAGCGAATGCCGAGCATGAATTATTAGCACTACCGACTTCAGGAGAAACAGTGCCGGAAATGTCTATAAATGCAAAAATACGGCAATTGGTTAATAGATATTGCGCCGCTACTGGTATGTATCAGCAGTTTGTGTGGGACAAAGTTTATGAAACACTTTATTACAATTATCACATAGCCTTGAAATCATGCAAGAAAATAAACGAAAAAGAAAGCTGGTTAGATGTTGCCGAGCGAAGGGGTTGTCTTGATAAAATCTACGCTATTATATCGGACTTAGTAGTTCAACAAGGATTAACAACCATTTAAAACAACTAACTATGAAAAAAAGTAAAACATTAAAACAAATGGGTAAGTCATTTGCAGATATGACCATACCGGAAATGGAAGAATGGGAGAATAAGGCAAACGGAGTGATATTTTTTGACCACGAACGCGGAATATCTTTTCAAAAATCGCGCACCGAAGATGACAATGCGCTTATTATTCTAATTGACGGCATAAAAAAGCCAATAATTCTCATTGATGCTCAAATTGGGCGACTAAAACAGTATTTGAACACCAAATTTTAAACGCATGAAAACACACTTACAAAATCCTTTTGACCGCGTTTGTATAGCGGTTGTAACATTAGCTTTTGCCTATTTCATAGGACGAACATTAGTAACAGTAATTTACGGAATATAAACACTTAATACCAAATATTATGAAAACAGACAAAACAAATGAATTACCGGAAGCTATCACGAATAGCAAGCCATTGGACTTTTCCAAGCTAACCATTAGCCAGCAAACACAAGCCTTTTTAACATGTATACACAGATTGTGTGAACTCAGAGAGGCTATTTATCAAACCCTCGAACTCACTTATGCGGGGGATTCAAGCGAAGAAATCTATAACAAGGATTACTATGATAAAATAGATGCCCTCGAACAGCAAATATTTGAAGGTATGAGGCCTATCATTAGTGTGAACTTTAGTAGACTAAATATTACAGAAATTTAAAAAACAATACTATGACTACAAAACAACAAAACACAGAGCCACGACAGTACATCGTTAAAACGGTGCTATCGCCCGAAGCAGTAAGAAGTTTAGAATTTCTATTGCACTGGTATTGGGATAACATAGACCACGACATGTTCACCCCAACTATAATGGAAATTTTGGGCGTGTACATAAAGTACTGTCCAGAAGATGCAAATACATTCATGCTGCCGGATTATATTACTCCGAACTTCATATCAAGGTTAATAGAGCTTAATAAGGATATTGGCAAGCTGATTGAAAAGGAAAATCCGAGCCAATGGGAAGAAGGCGATGCAGAATACGAATACGCCTATGTACTCCCATGTAATAAGCCAGAGTAAGGGTAACGCTATAACAGAATCAGTATGTTCAAAACGTATCAAATATGTGGTGGCAGATGGTTAAAAACCCATGCCTGCGCTATACACAAAGAAGGCAATGAGGTGGGCGGTTTATGCTTTAATGCAACCGCCCTGCGGTTATGCCTACGATGCTACAAAAGCGAAAAGGTAATGTCATAGTTTTAGATAGTGTTGTCCGGGCATTGAATTTGATTATCAATGTATTATATGATTACATATTTAAAATTTGACATAAAATAATAATTACTAATATCTTATCCCGGCTAACGCCCGAAGCGGTAAGAGGGCAAATAAATAAAAATAATAATAAAACAGAATAAATTTTTGTGTATGAAAAATAAAAGTATTATATTTGCAGCGTCTGACCAAGACAGGTTTTTTAGCATGATTTGTGGTGGCTATTTTTTTAGCTATACAGATGCTGCAATATCGAAAGATAAAAGGCTATCAATTCACAATGGGTTACTGCATTCATGCTTTAATCGGTCTTGGTCGACAAGTGGAAAGATAGCCTTTCCGCTTTTATATACTTTAATTTTTCATTCAATGACCAAGACCAATGAAAATGCAAGCAGAGTGAACAATAGTAGCTCGCACGCACGAGAAGCCTGCGAAAGTGGCGTATCGGTAGCAACAATCAAGTTGCAAGTATCCAACCCTTATTCAATTGCCTGTTTTGATGACTTCATTGCAGAAGCCACAAGGCGCTTTGAGGTTGAAAAGAACGAAAAGAACAGATTATATTCCTTTTTGCTCTCACAGGGTTTATTAGATGTTTATGCGGAGTTTATTCGGTATAACAAATCGGATGACTGGCATGATACGTGTTTAAGGCAACTTGAATTATCAGTAACGGAAAAGGATTAATAAGGTGAAAATAAGTGAAGGTTACATACGGTTAAGCAGGAAGTTTTTCAACAATAGTTACTGGACACAGCAACGTACTTTTAGTTTCGCTGAAGCGTGGCTTGATTTAATTCAGATGGCACGATTTGAAGTGGAACCAGCACAAAAAATTCTACCAAATGGGAAAAGGATTTGGATCAATCGAGGCGAATTACACGCTGGTTTGCGGTTCTTATCCTCCCGTTGGGGCTGGGGTACAAATTGCGATAAGACAAAAAAATTTATCGACTTTCATATTTCAAAAGATGAAATAGTTCGCAGAATAGAACAGGGTGAAAGTTTATTATGTCTTTGTAACTATGAGAAATACAATCCGGTTGTCAGTGTCTGCGTTACACCGTTTGACGACTGCAACAATCTGTCTATAAGCAATATGGATATACAGACCGTTACACCACCCGTTACACCACCCGTTACACCACCCGTTACACCACCCGTTACACCACCCGTTACAAAGAATAATAAAGGGAATAAAGAGAATAAAGAGAATAATAATATACCCCCTATACCCCCCCATGAAGATGTCGATGAGGTATACAACGCCTATCCAACAAAATGTATAGTGAAGGGAAGAAAAACGAACAAATCGTTTAAGGACAAAGAAAAAATAAAAAAAATGCTTAGAACGATAACAAAAGACAATATGTTGCTGACAATCAAGCAATATATTGATGATTGTAAAAAACACAAAACGTATATGCAGAATTTTTCTACGTTCCTGAATAACTTTCCTGACTACGGTAATGATGACAAACAGGCTGTTAGTAATAACGCCTCCGAAACAGCTTCTGGAATCCCACCTGAGCCAAATATTGAAGATTACCCCAATGACTATGAATATCGAAAGGATTTAAAGAAATATTGGATAACATACGGAAGGACAAAATGATAAACGAAATAGACATACGCAAAACGTTTGAAATCATCAAGCAGGGTGATTTTACTGAAGTACGGATTATCGGGAACGGTAAGACGCACTCAGGCTACTTTGCAAACGTTGATACGCTTCTGAAAGAGTTAAAAAAGTTTGATTCAGAAAACGTTTATTTTGTTCTAAATTCAATTAATCCCGCATGTTACGACAGAAAACAACAAGAATGTTTTCAGTCATTTCAGATAGAGGCAACAAAGGATAAAGACATTGTTCACCGTGATTGGATGCTGATTGACATAGATAGCAAACGGGCTGCTGCTGTTGGGGCTACTGAAAACGAAAAAGAGTATGCTCGAATTGTGGGGCGTAGTGTGTTGAAGTTTTTAAAGAACGCCGGATTTTGCGACCCTGTATCTTGTGATAGCGGTAACGGAATACACCTTTTATTCCGAATCTCGCTCGAAAATACACCCGACAATTCTTTTTTGATTTGCAATGTTTTAAAACTACTTGATACTTATTTTTCAACCAACGAGGCAGCAGTCGACACAGTTGTCTATAACGCATCCCGAATAACAAAATTATACGGAACGGTAGCACGAAAGGGGAAGAACTCAAAGGATAGACCGCACAGGGTTAGTAAATTTTTATCAATTCCAAATCCAATTAACACAACCCCTCTTGAACTTTTGCGAAAAGTTGCAGATATGCTTCCAAGACCAGAAGTGAACACTAAACAAAACAACTACAATGCAGAAAAGTTTGATCTTGATGATTTTATCCGCAAACATAATATCAACGTTGCAAAAGAGGAGAATTTTTCGGGAGGAAAAAAATATATCCTTATGCAATGCCTGTTTGATGACGGTCATAAAGGAAAGGATGCGGCAATCTTCAAACTTGATAGTGGTGCACTTGGATACAAGTGCTTTCATAACTCATGTAGCGGATATTCATGGACAGATGTCAGACTTAAATTTGAACCAGACGCATACGAAAGCACACAAAAAGAGTATAGCAATAACAGGTCTGTTCAAACACAGCAACTGCATCAGCCACAACGGAAACAGCAAGCCGAAACGAAAGAAAAAGGGAGAAAATTCAAAAATTTATCGGAGATAAAAAGTCAGGACAGAAGCAATATTACAACCATTAAATCTGGATTTAACGCTCTCGACAAGCGAATCATCGGTTTCAACATTTGCGAGGTGTCTGTGTGGAGTGGCTCAAATTCAAGTGGTAAATCTTCAATTCTGAATCAGATTTGTATAAATGCGGCACAGCGAGGATTTAATAGCATAATTTATTCAGCCGAATTGGATGCCTCGCGCCTCAAATATTGGTTGCATTTACAGGCGGCAGGTAGGCAGTTTGTAAATCCGACAGAATATGAAAACAGTTTTTCTGTGCCGAACCATATCCGCAAATCAATTGATAAATGGCTTGAAGGAAAGATTTTTGTTTACAACAACGAATATGGTTCAAACCTGTTAACGCTGCTTGCAGACATAAAAGAACACATATCGAAACACAAAACCGATATGATTGTTGTTGACAATGTGATGACATTAGATACGGATAATCTTTCGAGTGACAAGTTAGAACAGCAAAAAAAAATGATGAAACAACTTGTTGATTTTGCATTAGCATCTAATGTTCACATTCACGTTGTTGCTCATCCGCGAAAATCAATCGCCTTTTTGCGCAAAGAGGATATTTCAGGAAGTTCTAATCTAACAGACTTTGCGTATAATGTATTCATTGTTCATCGGGTAACGAACGATTTTATTAAACGATCCAAGGAGTATTTTGGAGAAGCAACCGCAGCTCGATGGCAGACATTTAGCAATGTTATTGAAGTCTGTAAAAACAGAGACTTGGGAGTAATGGACGAAATGTTTGGATTGTATTATGAAATTGAAAGCAAACGATTTTTAAATGAACCATTTGAGAACCCTGTTTATGATTGGCAGAATGAAGCGTTTTCTTTTAGAGAAACCAAAACAAGAGATATAACAGAACCAAAACAGTTTGATTGGGATGACACCACCCAACCCGACCAACCGCCTCCATTTTAACAAGCAAAAGTATGGAAACATTAAATTTCAAAGTATTATCACTATTGGTTGAGACAGGTAGCACAATGGCAAGCGAGATAAGGACAGAGCTTAGAGCCGCAAACCCGCACCGCTGTATTTTCGAATTACGCAAAATCGGCTATCCGATACGTGATTGCAGGATATGGGGGAATGAGAAAGTGTATTATTTACCACCCCCTCCATTTAGTCACCATCAAAATCAGCATAAATATAAAAATGCGATATATAGACCAAACGAAATTTTATAAACCCCGTATTTTTTCTGACCAACACAGCAAAAAAGCGACATTTAGGACAAAAACAACAATAGCGATATGAATATCTTTACTATCTTTGCGAAACATAAAAAATGAATGGTATGAACGTAGCAATAACAATAGAAAAAAAGGGTGAAATAGAAGCCATTATGCGAAAGTTCAAAAACGAATTATCGGATAATGTCATACGCGCCAAAACCGCAAAAGCAATGAATGGCATAATGAAAATGGCAATATCCAATAAACAGTCAGGCATCAATGCTGCGCTGAAAAAGGAAACGAATATAGCGCCCAAATACATGAAACGTATTGCCTTTGTGAACCCGAAAGCCACACGCGACAATCTTTATGCAGGAATACATCTTAAAACGTCATCTGTCCCTGTTGTAGCATTTAAGCCGACAGGAACAGATTTGGGTGTTACCGTATCAGTGTACAAAGGTAAGAGTATAACCCTCGGACATGCTTTTATGGCTAAAATGAAATCAGGACATGAGGGAGTATTCGGACGGGGTAGATATACCCACAGCAAGAGAAGGAGTGATTGGAAATACGCAAAGGAGTTACCTGCGGGACGTGGACAGGGAAACAGGTATACGAAAACAAAACAGACAACGAAAGCCGGAAAGATAAAGAAAGTAGAAGCAATCACAGAAGCGCATACAGCATCTCCTTTCACATTGGCTGTCGGGCAAAGAGTATCATCGCATGTGAATGAATTTATCAATAAGCAGGTAGTAATTGAAGTAGAGAGATTGCTCAAGGTTGCTGCCGATAACATAGCGAAATAACTAATATCTTCATATTCGTATGAAAACAATTTGTTTTTTAGAAAATTTTAAATTTTTTTTTGGGTCCTTCCCGGCAATCAAAAACGAGGGTAGGCCGCACCGCGTTTTCTTTTTAGTTAGATGCTTGAAACTCATTACGTTAGAAATATTAACAAGAAATATTAAAATATGAACACAAACTCAAATTGGTTGATTTTAGAGGATTATGCAAAAACATTATGCGTAACTCCCAAAGCAGTGAGGGCGGCAATTAACAACGGTCGGATACCTTCGAATGCAATTTCCACTACGAATTTTGGGGGACGTACAGGTAAGAAAGAGCGTATTTTGATTGATAAGACAGTGGCGGATGTTGCATGGGTAAATACCGAAAATGTTAGTCAGGGCAGGCGAACGCCCGAAGCAAAAGCCGCCGTTCAACGACTTCGAGAGGAATTGAGTTTAAACGGAAAGACGGTACAGCCTGCCGAAAAGGAAAGCAAAGAAAAGAACATGACACTTTCAGAGGCGCAACGACGTGAGAAAATCGCGAAAGCAGAAATCGCACGGATTGAATTGTTGAGGTTAAAAGGGTCTCTTGTTCAAAAAGATGTGGTTTATAAGCAGTTATTTGAGGCAGGTGCTCAATTGCGCGATTCGATTATGTCTGTTCCTGATAGAATTGCGGCGGACATAGTTTCCGCTAACGGCGAAACATCAAAGATAAGAAAAATACTAACCGAAGCGCTTGCGTCCTCTTTAGAGGGTCTGACGGATGTAAATTCAAAAAAAATAGGGTAACATTTGGATGAGCGCTTTTAAAGAAATACAAGGTTTTTTGGATGGTTTAAAACCATCGCTCAGAATAACCGTATCCGAATGGGCGGATCAATACCGGTTTCTCTCAACGATAGCGGCGGCTGAGGCAGGGCGATACCGTACCAAAAGAACGCCTTATCTTCGCAAGATAATGGACTGTATGAGCGATTTTTCTCCCTATCAGAGAGTTGTTGTAATGAAGTCCGCTCAGGTAGGATTTACGGAAGCCTGTTGTAACTTCATAGGTTACGGTATGCACATCACCCCTGCACCCATGTTAATGGTTCAACCTACTACCGATATGGTTGATTTGCTTTCCAAAACACGTATTGACATGCTTATCGAAGCCTGTCCCGAATTGGCCGCACGGGTATCGCCGAACAAAAGCCGCGACGGGAAAAACACGATCAACATGAAATCATTTCCCGGCGGAGTACTAAGGCTCGCAGGTGCAAACAGCAGTGCAGGGCTTCGTTCAATGCCTGTTCGATACCTCATACTTGACGAAGTGGATGCTTACCCGTTGGATGTTGACGGCGAAGGCAACCCGCTTGATTTAGCCATAGCGCGCACAAGTTCTTTTGAGGGCAAAAAGAAAATCCTGATAGGCAGTACGCCAACCATATCGGGAATGTCGGTTATTGAGCGTGAATTTTTCGGTAAGCCGGATGATAACGGAAATACAATCGGAGGAACCGACCAAAACTATTACCATGTACCCTGTCCACATTGCGGCGAAAAGCAACGGCTTGTTTTTAGTCAACTGAAATGGGACGAAGGGAAGCCCGAAACGGCACAGTATTGTTGCATACATTGCGGCTGTTTGATTGAGGAGCGGTATAAGACAACCATGTTTACGGAAAAAACAGACGATTATCCCGAAGGCGCTGAATGGATTCCCGAATGTCCCGAAAAGTCAGGTGACAAGGTTATCGGATTTCACCTGAACACATTATATTCGCCTTTCGGGTGGAAGTCATGGGAAACCATTGCGCGTGAATTTTTAGTATCAAAGGGCGTACAGGACAAATTGAAAGTATTTGTCAATACCGTACTCGGCGAAACATGGATGGAGCGCGGCGAGGCTCCCGAATACAAAAATCTTTATAACCGTCGCGAACATTACCCTTTAAACCAGATTCCCGAAGACGTATGTTTCCTTACCGCAGGTGTGGACGTTCAAAAGGACAGGGTAGAACTTGAAGTTGTCGGATGGTGCAGGGACAAGCGTTCATATTCTATTGATTACAGGGTTATTGAAGGTGATACGGCAGGGGTTGAGGTATGGAACAGACTGGCAGAAGTGGTAGAAGAACGCTGGCCGCGTATAGGATATGGTGAAATGCCTTTGCGCCTGATGGCTGTTGACAGTGGATACAACACCTCGCATGTTTATACTTTTTGCCGCCGTTTCGCGCCCGACAGGGTTGTACCTGTCAAAGGGCAGGACAATCTCGGCATGGTTTTTTCTGCACCCAAAACAGTAGACATCACACGGTCAGGGAAAAAGGTCGGTAAGGTAAGGCTGTATTCGGTCGGCAGTTCGTTCCTTAAATCAGAATTGTATTCATGGTTGCGACTTGAAAAAGACGGTGATGGAAAACCGCCTCCCTGTTACTGTCATTTTCCACAATACGATGAGCATTATTTTCGTGGTCTGACGGCAGAGCAGCAGGTGAAAAAGATAATAAAAGGATATCCTCGCTACGAATGGATAAAGACATACGAACGAAACGAGCCACTCGATTGTCGAAACTATTGCCGGGTCGCCGCATCGATTGTAGGATTAGACAGACTCTCTCCGGAAACGCTGGAGAAAATCGGAGGAATTAAACACAGAGCGCCGCGTGAAAAAATCGAGGAAACCGGCAACGACACAAATACAGAAAAAACCGTCATTAGAAGAAAACGAAAATCATCGTTTTGGGATTAAAACATCCTTTTTTATAAATATTTCACTCAATTACGATTTTTTTTGAATTTTTTGTTTGAGATAATATTATAATTATTATTTTTGCGCAATTATTATAATTGTTATATTATTATGCGTTTCACTTTGCAGCAATACGAAAAACTAAAAGATGCGATCACGGAAGGTGTTCGTTCAGTTCAGTATGGGGATAAGACGGTAACATATCATTCAATGGGAGAAATGATGAAACTGCTTGAAATTATGGAAGAAGATTTATTCCCCGAACGTTTTGGAAGATGCAGGAAGATTGCAGTAATTGACAGAGGGTATTATAATAACAACTGTATATTATAATTAGTATGAAACTGTTTGGATTGGATATTAAGCGTATAAAAAAGGAGAAACGCTCTTATGAAGCAGCCGACAAAGGCCGTCGCGGAAAGGCGCTGCGAGGCGCTAAGCCGACAGGCCCGAACATTGAAATCTTGCATGCCATTCAAGATTTACGCTCCCGCTCCCGCCACATGGTCAGAAATAGCGGATGGGCAAAACGGGCGGTAGAAGCGGTTGTCAAACATACCATCGGCGAAGGAATCAGACCGGCCCCATTGGCAACAAAAGAATTAAATCAAACCATTAAACATTTATGGAGAAAGTGGGCTGAAACGACCGCATGTGATTTTTACGGAAAAACAACGCTTTACGGGCTACAGGAGCAGGCTATGAGGGCAATCGTCGAAGGGGGTGATGTCGTTGTTGTTTTGCACAGAACAATACCCGAAGGCGACGAACTGCCTGTCAAATTGCAACTTTGCGAGGGCGATTTAATTGACCATACGCAAAACGGAGTAAACGATCGGGGAGTTGCGCGACTTGGCGTTCAATATTCGGAAAGCGGTGAATTGTTGGGTTATTGGCTGTTTGATTCTCATCCCGGCGACATCGGATTTTATGCCAAAGGTTTAAAACAGAGCGAATTTTACGATAAAAAAGATATTTTGCATGTCTTTGAAATTCTCAGAGTCGGACAGGCTCGAGGGATACCTTTCGGCATATCTTCGTTTATGAAAATGAGTGACTTCAGCGACTACGAAGATGCGCAGTTAACGAAACAAAAGGTGGCCGCCTGCTTTGCCGCTTTTATCGGCGGTTCATCCATGCCCGAAAGGGAAGAAGATACATTGGAAAGAATTGAGCCGGGCATCATCGAGCGTTTGGGGACTGACGAAACAGTAACCTTTGCAGAACCTCCGACTGTAGGCGATTACGACAGTTATAACACACGAATATTGCAAGGTATTGCCGCTGCTTACGGCATTAGTTATGAGATGCTTACAATGGACTATTCGCGCGTCAATTTTTCATCCTCTCGCATGGCAAAGATAGACATTACCAACAACTTCCGCAGTTGGCAGTACAATATGCTGGTCCCACAATTGTGTAATCCGATTTGGGAGTTTTTTATCGATGCGTGTATTATTATAGGCGCACTTAGTGAGCGTGTATTGACAGACTGGACAGCGCCAAAAATTCCCATGATTGATCCGATAAAGGAAACAAACGCCCGTGTATTAAGCATCAAGGCAGGATTAAACACGTTGAGTGAGATAATCCGTGAAGACGGCAGGGAGCCGGAAGAATTTTTCGAGGAGTACAAACAGGATATTGAAAGGCTTAACGCTTTAGGCATAACGCTGTCAAGTATTGTGCTGGCGCCCGACAGTCCCGAAAACAATAATCAAAATGAGCAAAACAAAAAGCAAAATTGACAAACTGTACAACCGCGCCCTGATAGTTCCGTCAAGTCTGAATCAGGAAAACAGGGAGGTTGAGGTTGTGTGCGCAACCGAAACGCCTGTATTTCGTTGGGGATGGTCGGAAGACTACAACGAAATATTAATCTGTGAACAAAGCGCAGTCCGTATGGAAAGAATAAACAACGGCTTACCCGTGTTGGACTCTCACGACAATTCTTCCATTTTTAAACAAATCGGGCGCACGACAGAGGTGCGTTTTGAAGACAATAAAATGTTTGCGAAAATTGCCTTTTCAAAACGCGCTGAAGTACAGGAGTTGTTTCAGGACATCCAGGACGGAATCGTAAAGGATATAAGTATCGGATACCGTGTATTCAAATATGAGCGTGAAGAAAACGGCGAGGATAAATTACCGACCTACCGCGCCACGGAATGGGAACCGTTTGAAATCACATTTGTCCCTGTTCAGGCGGATGTCAACTGCACGGTAAGAGCCAGTGAAGGAAAAAATGAAGTTTTAGTGATAAATAAACGCAGTATTAATCAAAAAATCAGAAAGATGATAACAATTGTATGCCCAACGTGTGGACACGAATGGGAGTCTGAAGAATCAGACAACTACACATGCCCTTCCTGTGAGGCTGAATTTCAGCCTTTGGCAGGAGGTGACGACGCAGCAGAGGCAGCCGGAGAATCCGCTACGGAAGAACCGGTTGATCCCCCTGCATCGGAGGAAGAAGAACGGGGCAACAGCGTCGCCGGCATTCGTGCCGCCGCTTCCAGACAGGAACGCGACCGCCTCAATGCAATCCTTCTGTCTGCAAGAGCCGCAAGGCTTCCGGACAGTTATGCGATTGAACTGTACAACTCGAAAAGAACGATCGAACAGTGCCGCCATGCTATCATTGTAAAAGCGGCAGCCGGTCAACGTTCCGTTTCAGGCGCCCACACAGCGTCGGTTGTAAAAGATGCGATCGAAAAGAAACGCAATGCCGCACAAAACGCCATGTTAGCGCGTGCCATTCCGGGAACGTTCAAACTCGAAGACGGCAATTATTTTCGCGGCATGACGCTCGTCGAAATGGCCAAAGAATTATTTGCCGAGCGCGGAATTTCCGTTCGCGGAAAAAGCAAACTCGAAATTGCCGACATGGTATTCGGCAAACGCGCACACAGCACAAGCGATTTCCCGCTTTTGTTTGAAGACGCTTTGAACAAAACACTCCGGGCAGACTATCCGTTTGCACCGGAATACTGGGATCAGATCGCCCGACAGACCAGCGTAAGCGATTTCCGCGCCAAGAATTTTTATCAGGTTGATACTGTCAACGGAATGCACGAAACGCCGGAGGGTGGCGAAATCAAGTACACCACCATGAAGGAGGGCAAACAGACTATCCGGGTGAAAAAGTATGCTGAAGGCATCAAGTTTACCCGCGAGGCGTTTATCAACGACGACCTGAATGCCCTGGCGCTTATCCCTACCCGTTTCGTCAAAGACTGGAACGAACTGAGGGGTAACCTGGTATGGGGACTGGTAATTGATAATGTAGTCATGGACGACGGCAAAGCATTATTCTCTACCGATCACAACAACCTGGTTTCAGGCGGCACAAGCGCACTGAGCGAATCAGGCCTTACATCCTCGTTACTTGCTTTCCGCAAACAGGTTGGCCTGGATGGCAAACGTAGGATCAGGGTACAGCCAAAAACGATTATCGTACCGGCGGAACTCGAAATCCTGGCGAAAAAATTGATGACGGCTATTGCAGCGTCAACGACTACTGATGTCAACGTATTCTCAAATGCGTACAACATTATTGTTGAACCGCGTCTGGTTAATGCCACGGCGTGGTATCTGATAGCAGACCCGAACGAGATTGAGGGACTGTATTACGCTTATCTGGACGGAAACGACGGATTGCGCGTCAACAGCGAAGACGATTTCGGTACCGACACGATGAAATACGCCGTCCGCGGTGAATTTGGCGTTGCTGCAATCGACTGGCGCGGCATGGTGAAAATGGCAGGAGTATAACTTATTAATAACGTTTAGATATGAAAACTTTTAGACAAGAAGGAAAGGTGCTCCATTACAGAGTACAGGCGGGTGATAATATCAAAAGCGGCGACCTGGTTGCCGTCAACGATGTAGTCGGCGTTGCCGTTACTGATGGTGTTACCGGCGAGTTGCTGGCCGTATCGGTTGAAGGAGTATACGAAGTGCCTGTTCCGGCTGCTACCGGCAACGTGGATCAGGGCAAAAACGTGTATTACGACAAGACGGCAAAGGAAATTACCCTCACGCCCACCGGCAATATCCTGATCGGCTATGCCTGGGAAGACGGCGAACCTGCCGGAGTGGTACCCGTCAAAATTATGTTCTGATGGTAACACAGTTCGATGAATTAAAACAGACAGCCTTCGCCCGTGTGCTTTCGCTTATGGGTGAAGATGCTGTCTGGGAATCCTCCGACGGCTTTACAGTCGAAGGCAGGATACTCTTTAAATATCCGACAAAGCCTGAAAATATCGGCAGTTCGGACGCTTACGAGTACCCGCCCGAAACGCCTGTCGCCGAATGGTTTATGGATACGTTCACCGGACTGAAAGAACTGTCTGACGCACAGAATGATGAATACCTGATAATCAGGGGTGAGAAATATTTCATTACGAAGGTAGAGACGAAAGTCGATGGCGACACATACGTGGCAAATCTTGAAAAAGTGAAGGAATAATGGTTAATGGTTAGTGGTTAATGGTTAATTGAAATGGTGATGATAACTTACGACGCATACGAAAATATGATTGTGAAAAGGTTGGAACATACCGACTGGGATGTATCGCCGCTGCCTTCCATCAAGCAGTTGGACGAACAGTCTCCGCTGAAGCCATGCCTTTACGTCATCTTTTCGGGCAGTACGTTCGAGGATGTTACCAATCAGGGCGACTTTGCGCAGTATGAGCCATTAACCTTTGAAGTATATATGATTGCCCGCAGGCGGGACGGCGAAAAGGGTATTTTTGCCGTCGCCGAAGAAGTCATACAGCGACTGTTGAAATGGAACCTGCCCGATGCTTACGAAAAAATAACGCTTTCGTCATTCGGATATGTCAATGGCATACAGAACAACTGGCAGTATGTATTAAAGTTCTCATTCCCGCGCATTCGCATTATGCGCGAAGAAAAGGAAGAGCCTGCCGTAATTAAACAGATTAGTCAAAAAATGATTGTAGAAGTTAAATAAGATGAAAAAGTATAAAATATTAGAAATTATTGTTTTCGCAATTGGAAAACAGGAATATTCCTGCAAGCCCGGCGACGTGATAGAGTTGGACGAAAACCACATCACGACACGCGCCTTGGTAGAAAGGAAAAGAATAGAGGAGTCCGCAGAGGAACAACCAAGCCCTGATGACGCTCCGGAAGGAAAACAGGTTCAACTAAACCCTGACAGCGCTCCTGAAGAAAATCAGGAACAACCGAATTCAGATGACGCTCCGGAAGAAAATAAGGAACAGCCGAAACCCACCTCGAAAAAAAAGTAAAAATAAATTATTAATTCTTAATTATTAATTCTTAATTAAAAAAATCATGGCATTTTTACACGGAATAGAGCATCTGAATTTACCGTCCGATTTCAGGCCCGTTAATGATATTGTAACGGCAGTAATCGGTCTGATTGGCACTTCGGATGTATCGGAACACAATAAACTCGTGCTTTGCACGAACGAAAAAGACGACGCCCAGTTCGGTACCCAGGGTACGATACCCGAAGCGTTAAAGGCAATACGCCTGCAGGCGAGCCGTCGGGGTAGCGCCCTTGTATTTGTTATTTCGGTAGCAGACACAAGCGCAACGGTAACGGCAGCAGACATCGTTGGCGAGGTAAGCCCCACCGACGAACGAACCGGTTTAAAACTCTTTGAAACGGCGTTAAACAAATACGGTTTTGAACCGATGATTTACATTGCTCCGCGCTATTCTGCCCTGGGCGGCGTAAAGGCGGAGTTACAGGCAATTTGCGCCAAAACAGAGGCAATGGCCTATATCGACTCTCCGGACGGTTATACGTTCACGGAGGCGATCGAAAGCCGCGGAACCGCCGGTGAATTTGCCAACCTGGATGACGGACAAAAGTTGCTTTTCCCGCATTTCTTAGTTGCAAATCCCGCCTACAACCCTGATGACCCAAGCAGCGTAAAGTTCCTGAACATGCCGATGTCGCCATTTTTGGCAGGATTGCGGGCAAAGATCGATTTGGAGGAAGGCTGGCATGTATCCTCTTCCAATCACCGCGTATACGGTGTAGAAGGTATGGATGTCGACCTGACCTTTTCGCTCGGCAACCCGAATTGCGAGGTCAACCTTTTGAACGGCGCCGGTTTTGTCACGGCAGTAAGCATGTACGGACACGGCATCGTTGAATGGGGCAATTACGCTGCAGGCTTTCCGGGCAACACAGGCGCAGACGCTTTCGAGTGCGTCCGCCGCACCCGCGCTATCATGAAACGTACAATTGAGCAAGCCTGTATACCGTTCCTCGACAAGCCTTTTATTCAGGCCAATGTCGACGCTATCCGGAATACGGTCAATCAGTATCTGAACAAACTCGTCGCACAGGGTAAACTTGTCTATGGAAAATGTTTCTACCGCCCCGAAAGCAATCCGATCGCCCAAACGGCAATGGGTCATCTGACGTTCGATATTGACTTTACCCCTGCCCTTCCGATGCAGCGACTTACGTTTACATACACAATCGATTTATCACAATTAGCAACACTTCAATGATATGGCACAGACAATCAACAAAGTATTTGATGCAAATGTTTATGTAAACAACGCATCGAAGCATGGGCAGGCTTCGGAAATCACATGCCCGGATGTGAACTACATCATGAATGACTATCAGTCGCTCGGAATGTTCGGAACGGCGCGTTTCCCGAACGGCATAGAAGGAATGGAGGCGACATTCAAATGGACGTATCCCGACAACGAGGCGCAAATCGCAATGTCGAATCCATTTAAGGCAGTCGATATTATGGTTCGCTCCTCAAAGGCTGTGTACGACAACGGCGGTTTAGTCGAAGAACTGCCGGTAGTTGTCTACCTTCGCGGTTTTCCAACGAAGCACCCCGGCGGAAGTTTCAAACGCAAAGAAGATGTCGAACTCGAAAGCACACTCGCAGTCAATTACTACAAGTTGGAAGTGGACGGCGATGAGATCATCGAAGTCGACGCAATGAACAACATCTTCAAAATCGATGGCGAAGATATGTTGGAAGAGCGTAGAACGAATCTTGGAATATAATGGTGAATGATAAATGATTAATGGTTAATATTCTGCTATTCATTTATCATTAACCGTTAACCATTAACAATTAACAAAGTATGGAAAAATTAAACAGAAAACCAAAACTGGATATCAAGCGCGAAATTACGCTTGAAGATGGCACAACAGTAGCAATCAGGAGCATACAGGCACGCGCAATCCTGGCCAATGTGAAAGAAAAAAACATGAGTCAGGAAGAGCGGGGCCTTCGCATTATGTCTAAAATGTTGCTTGTCAAATTACCCGACGAAAAAGAATTTAAGGAAATCGTTTACGAAGACCTTTTAGACTGTTTCAGCGTTGAAGAAATGACACTCATTTCGAGTGCACTCACGGAGGAGGACGGCGAAAAAAACGTTTAATATCCCACGCCGACGCCGTATTCTTAGCCCATTTCGTCGGCGGTGGGATTAACGAAGTACTGGATTTGGATTCGGACGATTTTTCCCTTTATCTCGATTCAGCCCTGGAATTATACAAAATTGAAGTTCAACGTCCTGTCAAGGCAATACTGGCAGGCATAGAAAAAAAACAGCGTGGCATCTGAAAGTACAGTAAAATTAGGTTTCCTTTTGTCTGCAACCGACAAAATGACCCGCGTTATCGACCAGGCCGTCAAGAGTTCAACCGACAAACTGAATGCCTTTGAGCGGAGAACGGCAAGAATAGGCAAAGGCTTTGCCAAAGTCGGCGGGATTATGACCGGCGCCGGTTTGACGTTTGCTACAGCCATGTTTGGCGCCGCAAAAAACGTTGCAACGTATGGCGACACTGTGCTCGATGCAGCCCAGAAAACCGGTCTCGGTACTGAAAACTATCAGAAATTAGCCTACGCCGCCGAGCGTTGCAATGTAAGCACGGAAACCTTCCAGGCTTCAATCAAACAGTTAAACCTGAAATTAGTTGAATTTCAGGACAAGGGACTCCGCGCTACTACTATTTTCAGGGACTTGAATATCCGTACCGATAACGTAAAAAACACGTTGTTGGATACGGCTAAGGTATTTGCAAGCGTCGAAGACGGCCCCGGCAAAGTAGCCGCAGCGATGGAACTGTTCGGAAAGGCAGGCGCGGACTTGATACCGTTTTTAAATCAGGGAGAGGCCGGAATCGAAGCCCTGATGGAACAGGCCGTGAAAATGGGACTTGTTTTGGACGAACAGGCCGTTATAGCCGCAGACAATTTTGACACCACGCTCAACGACCTGATGAGCACAATTAAAGGCGCCGGTCTGCAAATCGGAGCCGTACTCATTCCTGCCGTTCAGGATGTCGTACTCAAAATTCAGGGCGTTATCAACAAAGTCATGGAATGGGCAAAAGCAAATCCGAAGTTGATCAATACGATACTTAAAGTCGTAACCGGATTGACAGGATTCCTGCTTGTGGCCGGCCCGATACTGACCGCCATCGGAGGAGTAATAGCCATGGTTGGCAAGATATCCTCCGTGATCGGACTGATTGCAAGCCCGGTCGGTTTGATCATTGCCGGCATCGTTGCCCTCGTCGCAGCCTTTATGTATTTCTGGAAAACAAGCGAAAAGTTCCGGAATTTCTTTATCGACCTGTGGGAAAAACTCAAAAAAGCCGCCGCTGTGGCTGTCGAACGGCTGAAGAAACTATGGGAATCATTGCGCCCGGTTGTCATGGAGGTTTTCGGCGCTATCCAAAAATTTATATCTGCCATATTTGACGGTATAAAACAGTTCTGGGATAAATGGGGCAGTACGATTATTGAATTATTTACAACTTACTTTACCATACTCCGCACAATCTGGACAACGGTTTTTGAGGCGATATGGTTTGTAGTCAAACCGATTTTTGATAGTCTGAAAAAATTCTGGGATGAGTGGGGCAGTACGATTGTCAACATATTCTCTACCTGTTTTGGCGTGATTTGGGAACAGATAAAAATGTTTGTAAACGTGATTATGGGTGTTTTAAAAGTATTCCTCAAGGTTCTCCAGGGCGACTGGGAGGGCGCATGGGATGCCGTCAAAGGTATTTTTGTCGACGTCTGGGAGGGTATACAAAACATCTTCAAAGCCTTAAAACCGGACGAATGGCTTAAACCCTTTTTTGTCAGGATAAATAACTTCTTTTATAATTTAAGGCAGTCGTTTGTCGACTTCGGAAAAAACCTTATCACCGGACTTATCGACGGCATAAAGTCCATGTTTTCCAAAGTCACCGACACAGTATCCGGTCTCGGCAACACAATTAAAGATAAGTTCACCGGCTTTCTCGGCATCAAATCGCCGTCAACCATCTTTGCCGAATACGGATTAAACATCACAAAGGGCCTCACGCTTGGCATTGAAAAGGGCGGTTTTGAAACCGGACGCGCCACTGAAGGTCTCGCCATGCAGGCAGTCCGCAGCGCAGGAGTAACGAACAGTACAAGTTCCGTAAGTTCGATCGACAACAGTTCGACCGGCGGAGTGACAGTCAACTATTCTCCGACCGTGAATGTGACCAATGGCGGAAACACACAGGATATTTTAGCCGCATTACGGCGGCATAAATCGGAGTTTATAAGATGGATTGATGAAGCACAGCAAAACAGGCGACGCCTTGCGTTTGCCGATTAACATGATAAAATCAAGAAAGATATGGAAAAAAAGATACCGGCTTTTGTAAACCGCGATCCCGACCTGATCATGTCGGAAATAAAGACGCAGATGGAAGGGATGCTTGGAAGGCAAATACAGCCCGCTCATGTCGAACAGCTTATGTTGCAGGCAATCTGTTATCGCGAGGTTTTGCTTCTGGAGCGGTTTAATGCGGGCATGGCGCAGATGCTTTTCCAGTTCAGCCAGGCACCGGTGCTTGATTATATTGCCGGTCTGGTTGCAGTCGAACGGCTGCCGGCTGCCAATGCAGGATGTATCGTCCGGTTTATCCTCGTTCCGGGACATGGTTCGGTTGTTATCCCTGCAGGTACGCGTGTAGCCACAGGCGACGGCAAAGCGATTTTTGCAGTAGCAGACGACATTGCAGTCCCTTCAACTGTAAATTCCGTTGAAGCCCTCGTAACGGCACAGATCGCCGGAAAGGCTGCAAACGGTTATGAGCCGGGGTTTGTAAACAAAATACTCGATCCGCTGGCATTTGTGTCGTCCGTCACAAATATGACTGCAACAGGCGGGGGATCCGATGAAGAAACCGACGAACAGCTGCGCGAACGAATCAAACTTGCACCCACCCAGTATTCAACTGCTGGAAGCCGGCAAAGCTACATATATCATGCAAAGTCGGCCAACCCGGCAATCATCGACGTTTCCGTCAGTTCGCCGGTTCCGGGAACAGTCTATATTGTTCCCCTGCTTGCTGAAGGCACATACGCACAGGTAGTTGCCGATATTCATGCCGTATGCAGCGCCGAGACTGTACGCCCGTTAACCGATATGGTGATCGTTTCCGAACCGACGGAAATTAATTACGGCATCGAAGTCGAACTGACAGTTTACGAAGGCGCAAATGTCCAGGACACAGAAGACAGGGTACTGGAAGCTTTGAAGGAATATACCGAATCAAAATCACGCCGTCTCGGACTTGATATTATCCGTTCGCACATCACACAGGTTTGCCGCATTCCGGAAGTGTATGACGTGCGGGTGGTTTTGCCGTCGTGGGCAGCAGGGAATATCATTGTCGAATACGACGAAGTGCCGGTCTGTAGCAGCATCGCAGTAACTACAACGGGGACTAATTATGGATAAAAGAGTATTGGCGAACAGCCTGGACAGCTTCGAACTGGCGAAAGCTGCACATGATGTGGTAGCAGGGCGCTGGGATAACTGGGACTTGACCGGTTTCCTGGCATACCTGGTTGATACCTGCACTCCGGAAGCTCTGCCTTACCTTGCCGAACAGTTCAACTGCGACGGATTGCGGGGTTTTGCCGTCGCGAACACTGAAGACGAACAGCGCGAACTGATCAAAAAATCTGTCCGGCTACACAAATACATGGGCACGCCATGGGCTATCCGTGAAGCCTGCAGCACGGTTGGGCTTCCTGACATCATACTGACAGAAGGCATCGCATCCATTCCCCCTGATCCGGACACGGACTGGGCGCGATTTAGCCTGCTTGTACAGACACCGGATACGCTCACTGTTGATACATCTGTCTTTGCGCAGCTTCGGGGATTCATCAATCACTATAAACCCGAACGCTGTCACCTCGTGAATTTTGGACTGTGGTTTGACTTTCGCGAAACGGACCGACTGTTCCGCGATGGTGGTTGGGATAGAGAGTCGCTTGAAATACATATTGATGGTGAGGAAATGACGTATTTTGATGTTGTGGTAGATGATATTGAAAATTTCATGGCAGACGATAACGAAGAATGTTTAATAATTTAAAATACAGGAGATTAAAATTATGCCCGTAGCAGCAAAACCGATTTTATGGTCAGAAGTCACCGAAATCCCGAATGTGGACGGGGACGAGCATATGGTCTTATTGAAAAAAATATCGACTTCGCCCGATAAGACAGAATGGCGGAGGTATAAGATAGGAGATTATTTTCAGGAAATTGAAAACAGGTTTAATCAATTACAGGCGTTATTGGCGCCGCCGGAATCTGGAACATGGATACCAGCCGTAAGCGGAATTACACTTGTATCCTATAGATATTGTAATTGGCATATCATTGGCGACAGGCTGTTTTTTTCGTGTGAGTTGACCGTTAGTGGAAACGCCTCTTCTTTCGTGGTTTCCGGTCTTCCAAAAGATCAAACCGGTAGGGAAACTTATACAGTAATACCGGCAACATGGACTCCTGTGTATGCTGTCACTTCGATTACCGGTGCCGGTTCATTTGTCGTTGCACTCCAGCAACTGGCATCTCACAGCAATTCAATTTACGGGATATCCGGTTCATATCGATTTAATCCGCAGCTATGATACTCAACGACAAAATACAGTTAAAAGGGCGCCTTCTCATTAAAGTTGTAAACCGTAATGGTTTGATAACACAGGAATACGACTGGGACAACCTGATTACCAACACGGGATACCTTGCGGCAGCCCAGTCTTTGGCAGGCATGCCAGGCGCAGCCGTTAACAGCGTTGCGATAGGAACAGACAGCGCAGAGCCGGCACTGACCGATACGGCAATCACAGATCCGTTTACCGTTCCCGTGACCGGCATTACGTATCATCCGAACCTGACCGATGACCCCAAATGGGTACAATTTAATTTTACGGTCGGATTTTTGCAGGCAGTCGGAATGAATATCTACGAGTGGGGGCTTATCACAGCGGACGGACGGCTGTTCTCGCGCCTTACACGGTCGCTTATAGCCAAAACAAACGAAATGCAGTTAGTTGGACAATGGACGGTTAACATGTAAGAATGAGGTATGTTAGCGCAATTGGGAGATATACGGTTTGAAGGTTTGAACACTCCACGTTCATGGAGTGAGACGCACGCAGCGAAATTCGGCGAAATACCGCATATTGGCGCCAAGCCGTCAATGCAGTATACAACCGAAGAACTTGTATCTATCGACCTTGAAATCAGACTTTCTCAGGATTTTTGCGACCCGGCCGAATCACTTGACCTGCTAAAGAAGGCAAAAACGGTGGGCGAAGTGTTGCCGTTTATTTCCGGTACCGGTGTGATGGTCGGAAAATTTGTTATCACATCGTTTGACGTGAATGTCGAGCGCACATCCGCAGAGGGTGAATTACGGTCGGTAACGGTAAGCATTTCGTTAAAAGAATATGTCTCCCCTCCCGGCAGTGAAAAGGAGCAACCGAAAGGCGAAGCCATCAAAGGAATGGCTACGAAAGTAAAGGAACCCCCTGTTTCGCCTGTTTTGACTGATGCAAAGGCAATCA